GAGACGTGAATCTATGCTGGGTGGGTTGTTCGCGCCACAGCGGTTCTTCGCCCACGTACTTGGTGTCGGGACTGCGGGGATTCAAGGGTTTTAGAGTAGCAGATTTCATTTGGGCTCCTTTGACTGCAATTATAGCAAATCTTGTGTTTTTGGTCAAGTCAGTAAAAAGTAGTAATTTTCAAACGACTGCAGGGTTCAAGTGTTTGGGCAAACTGCCCATAAATAGTACACTATGCCACGCCTGTCACTTTACCGCCCCAATAGAACCCGCGATTACCAGTTTCTGGATCGTACCATCTCTGAGATGTACACTGTGGGTGGAATGGATATTTTCCTGCACAAATACATGGGCCCGCAAACTGGTGGCGAAGATTCAGCATTTTCCGGCAACTACGACGCAACTCAGCCCATATACGATACCTTGAATCCTTTGAACATTCAAGACTTGCTGTTGTTGGAAAACCGCGACAGAATTTATGATCAAGACATTTACGTCATGCGAGGAGTTTACACTCACCAGGACATTGACTTTGATCTAACACAATTTGGATTATTTTTAAACAACGATACATTGTTTATCACGTTCCACTTCAATGACATGATTGATAATCTGGGTCGCAAGATCATGAACGGTGATGTACTGGAGGTACCCAACCTAAAAGATTACTATCCGCTGAACCAGGCAATTCCACAGCCCTTGCCCCGATACTACGTGGTGCAAGATGCTGACTATGCCACAGAAGGCATGAGCCAAACTTGGTTGCCACACACCTGGCGTGTGAAGGCAACGCCAATGACCAACAACCAGGAGTTCAAAGACATACTCAAGAAGCCAGTGGTGTCGGAGAATATCTGGGACAACGGCAATTTTTACCCCACTGGTTGGGTCACAAACTACGGCGATGTGTATTATCAAGCCACGCAGAACGTGCCAGCTGGAATAGATATCACCAACACTGCCTACTGGCGAATATACACACCCCCAACGCAGAGCGATGTGTTCAGTACCCGTACCAAAGACAACCAAATCAACGATGCCATACTTACACAAGCTGACGTTGAGGTACCAGCCTCAGGATACGATGTCAAACCCTTGTACGTTGTGGCTACCTTGGACAATGGACAGCCAGCTAACCCAGAATCACTCACTGCTCAAAGTGGAGATACGGTGGACGGAACACAGGGCGGCATGAACGTTACTCCCAAGGCCGATGGCTATACTGTGGGTTATTTGACCGGAGACGGTGTACCGCCCAATGGTTTACCAGTCAGTGCTGGAGTCACATTCCCACTGGGAGCCGTGGCTGGAGATTATGCACTGAGATTGGATTATTTCCCCAATCGACTGTTCCGTTACGATGGCCGACGCTGGATCAAGATCGAAGACAAAGTGCGCACCAATCTCAACAATGGTGTGGGCAATGATACTTTGCGCTCGGGCTTTGTGAACAATACATACACTACGCCCACCACAGACATGGGCAATATCCCAAGTCGTCAGAGTCTCAGCCAGGCACTTCGTCCACGAGCCGACAACGGAGACCAAAGCGGAAACCAGGCTGCCAAACCATATCCTGACACACAACCGGGCCAGAAATCGAGTTAAAATATGCAAGCCTTCTTTTACGATGCTCAGATCCGACGTTTTCTACTACAGTTTACACGGATTATCAGCAACTTTCAAATTGAATATGGCAACGAAACAGATGGTGTAAACAATGCTGCCTTGATTCGTGTGCCAGTTCGCTATGGTGATGCCAGTCGCAATGCTCAGGTCATTATACAAGAGAACAGCCGCAACTCAATGCCAGCCTCACCACTGATGACTTTCTATGTGTCAAGTCTAGATTATGATCGTGGTAGAATTCAAGAGCCCTATCATGTCAGTAAACTCAATGTGCGTCAACGCACTTATGATTCAGAGACCGACAGCTATGACACCACACAAGGCAATGCGTTTACTATTGAACGCTTGATGCCTGTGCCCTACAAGCTGGGTATTACCTTGGACATATGGACATCAAATACCAACCAAAAAATGCAGTTGTTGGAGCAGTTGCTGACATTGTTCAACCCCAGTCTTGAAGTTCAAAGCACCGACAACTTCATTGACTGGACCAGCCTCAGTGTTGTGGATTTGGAAAGTGTGACCTGGACATCTAGAACTGTGCCCATTGGTACTGAGAATCCCATTGACATGGCCACTATCAAATTTAGTTTGCCAGTTTGGTTGAGTAGTCCGGCAAAAGTCAAGAAATTGGGCGTGGTTGAACGTGTGATTGCATCGATGTATGATGCTCAAGGTGATCTTGACAATGCTATAGCAGACAATGATTTGTTGTTGGGCACCAGAGTCGTGGTGACTCCATGGAACTACGAAATTGTTGTAATTGGAAATCAGATACAGTGTTTGCAAGGTAGAACCATTGTGCCCAACGGTGCCAATGATGATTTGACTCCGACACAAATTGTTGCTGGCAGTAGCCTGTTATGGCCAGCTGTGATCAGTGCTTATGGTGTACTACGTCCGGGTATCAGTCAAATCAGACTGGATCAAGAAGATGGCAGCGTGATTGTGGGCACCATAGTGATCAATCCCAACGATGATCGCTTGCTGATTTATGACATTGACCAGGACACGGCACCGCAAAATACCCTGGCTCCCATCACTGCCATTATTGATCCTTTGATTTCGGGTCCCAATTATGGTTTGCCGGCACCTGCTACGGGACAGAGATATTTGTTGACTGAGCCCACAGGCAACGCAATCAACACATATCCCCCCGAGGCATGGCTGGGTGCAGTTGGCCAACCATTGATTGCATCGGCAAACGATGTGATTGAATGGACTGGGACTCATTGGAGAATTGTGTTCAACAGTGTGTCGCAGGCAAATACCACACAATACGTTACCAACATAACCACTGGTGTTCAATACGAGTGGACCGGCACAGACTGGGTCAAGAGCTACCAGGGAGTTTATGTTGGGGGAACATGGAGTCTAGTGCTTTGAAAGCAGTGGGAGTGTGGTTCCGCAGCAGAGACACCGGACGTTATCTTTATCTCTTGCGCAACGACACCAAACATCCAGGTGCCTGGGGCCTGCCCGGCGGCAAGATTGAAACAGGCGAAACCTTGTTGGGTGGCATGGAACGCGAGTGCATTGAAGAGTTGGGTTTCTTTCCCACTTACTTGCGTTTGATACCCTTGGAAAAATTTACTTCTGCTGACTCAGCGTTTGAATATCATACCTGGGTGTGTGTTGTGGATTCAGAATTCACGCCTAGACTCAATCACGAACACATTGGCTATGCCTGGATTGATGCTGGTACATGGCCCAAACCCATGCATCCTGGATTATGGAGCACTGTGAATTTAGATGCAGTGCAAGGAAAAATTTCGCTGTTGGAACAAGAATTCAATCAGTTGAATTAGAGTCTGCCCACAACAATTTCGATCACACCCGAATTACCACTAAAATCTTCTAGGGCTTTGCCAATTACTGTACCTATTTCAGGCTTGGAGCAGGCCATGGCAACACCGTTACCACTGCTGATCATCATGTCACCTTTTGACACTGTGCCCACAACTGAAGTTGGAACTCGACCAGTCAAGGCCACTGCCACTGGATATTCAGCAGTCAACACTGAATTCATCAAGTGCGCTGGATTGGTAGAAACCACACCAGCCACTCGGTTACTTGCTATCACTGTGCTTATTGTAACCTCCTGGTTGCCCCCAAAATCTAGCACTGTGCCAGGCATGTAGTTTGCGTCCGCTGAGTACATTTCTGCCAAGTCAGCGTATTGTGCAGTGGTTGCTTTACCAAAAACTGTGTTAAAATAACCAGTTGCGTTTCCAATGTTGCCTACACCGTTTGCCTGACCGTTCAAAATACCGCTGCTGGCAATGATAAATCCAGTGCCAGCATTCAAAGTCAAATTGCCGTTGCTGCCAGTAAGAATGCTCAAAGCGCCTGTGTCAACAATGTTGCCTGTGACATTCAAATTGCCACCGCTTACGTTGCCAGTGGCCGAAATCAAACCACCAGTCAAAATGTTGCCGCCAGTGACGTTGCCTGTGGCACTCAAATTAGTGGGGCTAAAGGTGCCAGCAGTAAGACTGTTGGTCACAATGATGTTGTTACCAACAATGTTGCCTGTAGCTGATATGCCCGTTGTGCCGTCTAGTGTAAGTGCCATGAAAATTATCCTTGCCTGTATTTATGGTGTATAAACGTATAACGTTGATGAGTCT